GGAGTCGCCAAGGAAGGTGAAGCTGTTGAAATCGAGAACCGGCTTGTTCTCAATGGCGGCCCACTCGGGCGTTTCGTCGCTGATGAGGATGTAGGAGGAGGCGAGGGTTTTGTCTCCCGCGCCTTTGTATTGCCAGCGTTTGCCGTCCGAGGTGGTGACGAAGCTGCCTTCTTGCACCAACGCGAGCTGCGGCGCGGTGAGGTCCGCGAGTCCCCCGGAGGAAACAATCGCGGCCTGCGCGGCGCTGGGCGTGAGTGGGAAGAGTGCGGCCATTAGTCGGCGAAGTGGAACTTCACGGTGACGGGCGATCCGCTCAGGTCGGTGCGGCGGACGCTGACCTGCTGGGAGCCGACGAGGCCGTCGATGGTGACGGCGAGGTTGTTGTTCAGCTCGATGTGCGAGCCGTTGTCGATCTTCCAATCGACCTTCTGGCCGGTGTAATTGAAGAGGGTGACCTTGGTGGCGCGGAAGGTGGGGAGAGCGACGAAATTTGCGCCGGTGGCGGATGTGGCGACCTCGGAGGTGCCGCCGTTTTTGTAGCGGATGTTGGCGTTCATAGATTATTATGGGAGTGGCTTGTCAATAGGGTGAGACGGGGTCGCGCTGGAGCGACCAGGTGAGCGGGGTGTTGTTGTTTCGCAGGAAAATGTCGTCGTGCGTTTTCACGATTTCGGCCTCGGCTTTTTGGAGCTGGAAGGCGGCTTTGTCGTATTGGCCGTCCTCCTCGAGCGTGTGTGCAAAGGCCGCGGCGCGGATGTAAGCCGAGAAAATGGAGGGGATGCTCTGGCGCTCCCAATGCGTGGTGGAGGTCGGCAAATTGCCGGTGGTCGCGGCGATGCAGAGGTAGCAATCTCCGGTGGCCTCGTAGTAAACGACATCGCCGGGCGAGTAGGCGGTGCCGGCCGCGAAAGCAGTGCTGGTAAGGCGCGGCTCGGGGCGGCGGAATTTCACCTGCACCTCGGTGTCGGCCGTGTAGCGGGCATCGGTGATGGTGGCCGAGTCGTCGTTGTCTGCAAAAGAAAAGGTCTGAACGAGGCGCGTGCTGGAGGGGAGGAAATCGGTAATGCGGAGGATTTGGCCGATGGTGTTTTCTCCGGCGACGCGGTAGGTGATGTCGCTGCCGACGGGCGTGCGGGATTCGGTGAGCGTGACATCCGGCCAATCGTAGAGTGCCCACACATCCGAGAGGCTGGTCTCGATGTAGTCGGCCAGCGCGGCGGCTTGCGAGCCGAGCACGGGTTGCGCGGCATCTAGCCCCATGCGGCGGAGCACGGAATCGCGGAGGGTTTTGAACGAGGCCGTTCTCACGCCTGCCCTCCTTGTTGCTGCGCCATTTTTTCAAGCGCGGGCTGGGCGCCGACGCGGCCGATTTGGGCGTTCTGTTGCTGCTGGAGCGCGAACTGGAACGCCTGCATGCGGGCGTCGAGCATGTTTCGGAAAATCTCGTCCTGCTGGTAGCGTTGTTGGACGGCGGGGTTCGCCTGGACGATGCCTTGCAGGGTTTGCAGGCGGAGCTGGGCGTTTTGGCCGTCGCCTTTGAGCGGTGGCTCGGTGCCGGCGGCGATCTTGGTGTATTGGAGCTGCTCGTCCTCGATTTCCTGCTGCGCGGCGGCTTCCACATCTTTGATGAGGAATTCTGCCATGGTGGGGTCGATGGCGGAGAAGAGGAATTTGACCAAGCCCACGCGGTCTACGACGCCCATGACATCGAGCGGCAGAAGCTCGATCATGCCTTTGATTTTGATCTGGAGCGCCTCGGAGTCGAAAGTGCGGGCGTCGAAATCAAGGCGCATGTCATATTTTCCTTGGATTTCCTGCCGGGAGGCGCGGAAGGGCATCGGCATGCCGCCGGCGACGCGAACGAATTGGATGTCGTCGAGGTATTGCTGCGCGAGTTGGAAGGTCTGCGCGAGAATGAGACTGCAATCGGCGAGCCAGGTATCGACCAAGTCCTGCTGGGCGAGCGCGGAGCGTTGCGGAGCGAGGTCGGCGCGGGGGATGCCGAAATACTCATCCACATCGCGGCGGGTGGCGGCCTCGATCTCGATGGTGCCGGCGTCCGGCGCCGGAGGAGTCATCCACTGAAATTCGCCGGGGCGGCGCTCGGGGAGTTGCTTGGCGGGGCCGAGGACGATGTCGAGTTTGCCTCGGTTCGCGGGGACTTTGAGCGGAGGAAGGATGGTGAGCGAGGCGCGGTCGGCCCTAAAATCTCTTTGAGTTTTTATTTCCTGCTGGTGGGTGGCGAGGAGTTCGGGCACGCCCCGGGACTCGACGAGCGGGCGGCTGGTGCGCTCGAGCGGGAGCTCCACAAAGGGATACTGCCCGTGCTCGTAGCCCATGGGTTCGGACTTGGCGACGCGGTCGGTGACCGAGGGCTGCATGTGGGTGCAGATGACCTCCATGGCGCCGAGGGACTCGTTCCATTTTTTCTGATACACGCGCCACACCTCGATGAGGTCGCGGTCGTCGGAGAGCAGGATGGTATCGGTCATCCGGTAGAGGTTGCGGGCATTCCGGCGGTAGACGCCTTTGTGCTTCACCGCTTCTTCGATCCATTTCGGGTCGTAATCCTCGGTGACCTCGCGCTCGCGGATCTCGGATTCCTGCAAAAGCTCGCGGCAGGCGATGAAGGGGGCGCGTTGGAGGTCGTAGGTCGAGGGCGGGAACACAATGTCCTCCCACGGCTCGTATGCCTGCCAGTCGGGGATGTTTTCAAAAATATAGGGCGAGTCGTATTCAAAGAATCCCTGTTCACGGAGCTGGCGCACATTGGCTGCGGTGCCTTGGCCGGGGAGGAGCATCTCCATCTGGCGGGCGACGAGTTCCTCCTGCGTGGGATCGAGGATGGCTTCGATGATGAGGGCGAGATTTGGATCGCCGGTTTCGGCAAAGGTCTGCTGGAGGCTGTCGAGGCGGAAGGTGAGGACTTCGTTGCGAGTGGTGCGGCGCCAGAAGACACCCATGACGGCGAGGCCGTAGGTCTCACGGATGTTGGCGGCGAGCTCGATCTCGCGTTTGGTCATCGCGGCGCAGTGCGAGTTGAGGAGCCACTTGATGACGGTCTCGACCTTGCGGCCGGCTTGCATGTCGGTGGACTCGGTCGGGAGGATCGACATGCGGGATTTCGCAAACGAGTTTTTGAGCATGCGGACCCGCTCGTTAGCGATCATGTCGGCGAGGCGGATGCGGGAGTCGCTGGCGCCATCCCACGGGAACGCGGGCTTGCCGAGCACGGAGGAGAGTTTGCGGCCGGAGTCGTCCTGCCCGGGCCACAGGCAGTAGCGCAAATTGTAGTTGAGATTTTTGCGCGTCCAGTAGTTCGCGGCGTCTGTTTCGGCCTGCTCGACGAGGCCGATGAGTTCGGAGACTTCGTCGGATTTCATGCGGTGGCGAGGCCGGGCGAGGTGACGGTGGTGGAAGTGCTGGTGACCCGGGTGTGGGGATTTGCTTTGGCAAATTCCTCGCGGAATCCTTTGTCGGTCCAGCAGCCGGGGAGTTGCTGGTTCCAAAACATGTAGGAGTCGAAATCAATCGACATCACATGCTGGCCGATGCCATCCACGGTGCGGCGTGCGGCGGCGAGGCGGTCGCTGGCGGCCTTGATGCGCTGCTGGCGCATTTCGGCGTTCACCATGCTCGCGAAAAAACCGCGTTGGAGTTCCTCTTTGACGAGGGGCGCGAGATCGCCGAGGTCGGCTTCAAGTTCGGATGCGTCGTCTACCACAGAGTGTTTTGTTTTTTTGGAACTGCGGAAAATGGGAGACTCCAAGGCCCGTGGGCTCGGCGGCGGGAGTCAGGGTCGCCGCCGAGCCGGGCATGCCAGGGCTTAGGCTGGATCGAACTTGCCGAGACCGAGCGGGCTCTTGACGCACAGGGCGCAGATCGCATCGACGATGCCGCGGGATCCGCCGCCACGGTCTTCCAACTCTTGGAAGCGGGGCTTGCGGTTGTAGCGGAGCTCGATCATGTCCATGTCGAGGACATAACCGCGTGAGAGTTGCTCGGAGCTGGAAGCATCTTTCGCAAGGAAGAGCGAAGGGATGAGCTCCAGAGTGCCGAAGTCGCCCTCGAAGATGTCCACCGTGCTGGTGAGCTTCTTGGCTTCCGCGTCCTGGTTGAGGGTGCGGATCGCGGCAGCCACATTCGTGCTGGCGAACTGGGTGCGGGTGAAGCCGGTGAAGGCGCGCTTGAGAGCGGGGCCGCAGATGAGGCTGTAGGTCGAAACCTTGCCGGTCTGCTCGTAGATGCTCTGGAGCATGTCCTGCACATTGCTTTCGGTGAGAGAAGCGGTGGCCGTGGTGACGATGCTCGCTGTGGGCGTGCGGTAGTTGCTGTTGACGGGCAGGTCGGTCTGGGCTCCGTTTTGGATCCACTTGCCGAGGCCGCGGGTCAGGTAAGGATCGCTGCCGGACTGCTCTTGGGACTCTTGGTCGGAGCAGAAAGCGGCTTCCATGCCGCGCTTGATTTGCTCAAGCGATTTGGTGACGGCACGCGCCATTTCGCGCTTCTTGCCGACGCCGGCGACTTCCGAGACATTCTGCGCGAGATCGTCCACAGAGGGGACTTCGCGGAATTTCTGGACGCGGGCCGAGAGGATGGCGCGGTTCGCGGCGTTGTCGATGAAGTCCGAGCTGGACACATCGGCATTCGAGAGGACTCCCGAAGGCACGGTGGTCGCGGCGAAAGCGTCGGCTTGCCATTGTGTGAGCGGGTTGATGGGTTCGCTGCCTTTTTTCGCGGTCGAAACCACGGGGCATGTTTTGGCATCCACGACCGCGATGAGATCGCTGAGGTCTTGGCGGATGCCGACTTGTGAGGTGATGAGTGTTGCTGCCATAATTTTGGTTGGTTGGTGTGACTACAGGGCTCCTTCTAGGAAGGCGGCGATGTCGTCGGATTTAAGGTTTGCACCGCGCTCGTAGATGCTCTTGGCACTGGCGCGGGCGTTGATGTCTTTGGCAGGCACCTTTTGGCCTTTTGCAGGAGACGGGGCCGACGGAGCGGCTTTCGCAGGGTTGGCCGAGGATTTGGGAGCGGAGGCGGCTTTTTGGGCGGCCTGCTGCCGGGCGAAGCGGAGCTTCTGGCCCTCGATGGCGTCGCCGATGACGAGCTCGAGATTCGGCATGTTTTTCAGTGCCGGATACGCCTTGACGGTCTCGCGGAGCATGGCCTGCTCTGCGCTGCCGGTCTGGAAGAGCGCCGGGTAAGCAGTGCGGGCCTCGGGAACGAAGGTCGTGCGCTGGCTCAGAAACTCGCGGCGCTTGGGAGCGTGCTCGGTGAGCATCTCGTCGGCGTTGGCGAGGTATTGGCGGACCTGCGCGGGTTCGTGGTAGACCTCCTCGCCTTGCGCGTTCGTCACGGTGCCGCCTTCAAGATTTTCGAGCGCCCATTTGCGAACTTTCTTCGCAATGCTGATGCGTTCCTCAAGAGTCTCGGGCGTTTCGACATCGGCGAGAGGATTCTCGGCGGTCGGAGCGAGCGTGATCGGTGGCGTGGAGTCGAGTTTGGCGCGGAGGTCGGAGATTTCGGTCTCCAGTTGCTCGGCTTTCTCCTCGGCTTCGCGGCGTTTGGCGGTGATCTTGTCGATTCGGCGAAGCAGTTTCTCCTGCGTTGGAGCGGGAGATTCTTCCTCGGCGTCGTCTTCGGTTTTTTCCTCGGATTGCTCGGATTCGTCTGACGAATCGGACGAGTCGGGCGAATCTTCGGTTTCCTCGGGTTTTTCCTGGGAAATATCTGTTTCCGCATTCGGAT